GGCCATTAACTCGGGCAGACTTCGACACTTAAACCAAGAATCGCTAAACGTGCAAGTGCTATCTACCGTAAAGCTTCCGCGTGGAGACGGTGGAATGATCTTCGGACGTCGAGCTTCTCAAGCCGCGATTCCGGCCGCCGTAGCCACGGCTCTCGTTACACACTTCGCGACACGCCAAGAGACGGAAGTAGATATTATCGTCGGTTAGTGCTAAAGGTTTGAAAAAATCCGGCCATGGGTTTATTCAATCGCTTTAAACTAACGGCCGACGCCGCTCCGTTGGCTACTAGCGACGTGGCCGCTTCTCTTTCGCCTTATCCAAATTCGGACGGACTCTACGGCGTCCGAAATGCTTATAGCTACACGGCTTCTAGAGAAGAAGCGATGAGCGTTCCAACAATAGCTCGCGCTAGAAATATAATCTGCTCGAGTATCGCGGCCATGCCGATTATCTTAAGAGATCGCTCTACCGGAGTTCGCATAGATCCACCACGCGTAATAAATACACCCGATCCACGCGTTCCCGGTAGTGCGACTTATGTATGGACGGCCGAAGATATTTTGCTAACGGGTTTCGCCTACTGGCGTATTTTGGAACTTTATTCCGATACGTTCCGAGTTCGAAGAATTGAAAGAATCGCTCCTACTCGAATGGGAACTTTTCTAAATGATAATGGAACCGAAGTTCTTTATTACACAATCGACGGAAATAGAATTCCAAATGAAGGTGTCGGAAGTGTCGTAGTTTTCTACGGAAATGACGAAGGATTACTTAACCGAGCCGGAACCACAATAAGAACCGGCGCGGAACTCGAACGTGCGGCGGCGATGTATGCGCGAGAGCCTATGCCGACAATGGTTTTAAAATCTAACGGTGCTTCTCTCCCGTCGGATCGTATTTCTAAGCTTCTCGAGTCTTGGGGTCAAGCTCGACGAAATCGATCCACCGCGTTTTTAAATGCGGACGTTACTTTAGACGCGGTGGGATTCGACCCGGAAAAATTGCAATTAAATGCCGCAAGAAATTACATAGCTACGGAACTTAGTAGAGCGATTGGAATCCCGGCTTATTTCACGGACGCTCCTACCGGTTCAAGTATGACTTACTCTAACGCGACGTTGGCGAAGCAAAGCCTTCTCGATTTCTCGCTCGTGCCAATTATGACGAGTATTGAGGAACGACTCTCCATGCCGGATTTTTGCCCAAGCTCACAAGTGGCGCGCTTCGATTTGGACGTTTATCTAAGAGGAAGCGCAATAGAACGCGCGCAAGTTTATGAAGTGTTAAATCGTATTGGTGCTTTATCCGTCGAGGAAATACAACAGAAAGAGGACATGATCCTATGAAACTAACAATGCCAATGATGATAACTGCCGCAGATTCGGAAGCTCGCACAATTAGCGGCCGTATTGTTGCGTTCAACGAAGCGGCGAACGCTTCGACCGGAAAAGTAATTTTCGCTAAAGGATCAATCGAGCCGAAAAATGTTTTTCTAAATCTTGAACACGATTCAACCCGTCGAATTGGAAAGACTTTATCAATGACAATGGACGGTGAACGCGCAATAAACGCTAGCTTCAAAATTATTAAAACCACCGCGGGATCAGACGCCTTGGAAGAGGCCATGACCGGATTACGCGACGGATTTTCAATAGAACTAGCCGTGGACGATTACGAAATGTTAAAGGACGGCACTATGAAAGTTCTAGCCGGAGAATTAACCGGAGTCGCGCTAGTTACAGAGCCGGCCGTTAGATCTGCTCGCGTTAGCGACGTGGCCGCAAGTGAAGAAAAGGATTCCGAATCGGGAGCTTCGGAGACAGAAAAACCAACAACAACAGAAGGAGAAAAAGTGTCAGACAACACCGTTACAGACGCTCCCGCCGAACCAACGGTGGAAGCTACCGAAGTTCTCGCTTCGGCTCATAAGCCGGTTGCATATACCTCACCACGTTCGCCAATCGTTGATAAGAAGAGCTACTTAGAGCACTTCCTACGCGCTAGCGTTCTAAATGATGATGATTCAAAGATTTATATCAAAGCGGCCGATAACACAACTTCAACCGCTCCGGGTATGGTTCCAACACCACAGAGCACAACAGTAATTAACGCGCTAGCTAATGCCGATCGCGGAATGATTGACGCGCTATCTCGCGAAAGCTTAATTAACGAGGGCATGACCTTCGAATTGCCGCGAGTAACAGGCGTACCAACCGTGGCCAACGTTGCAGAAAATACAGCCGTTACAGATTCACAATTAACCGCGACTTTCCTATCCGTTCCGGTTCAATCCTTTAAGGGTCGCGCTATTACATCGGTAGAGCTCATCGACCGAAGCCGTCCGGAATACATCGCGGCTCTTTTACAGAATCTAGAATTCGCTTACGCAAAAGTAACCGACGAATTCGCAACCGGAACTATTTTCGGAGCCGGACAACAAACCGGAGTAAATGCAAACACCGCCGCCGGATTCCTTGCTTACACTTCACAAGCGGCCGGAGCGGCTTACACCGCTTCACTTGGCTTCGCTCGTAACCTTGTAGTTAGCCCGGGACAATGGACAAATATCATGGGTTATAACGACAATGGAGCTCCGCTATACAATGCGGCACAACCTTCTAATGCGGCCGGAAATGTTCGCGGCGATTCGCTTCGCGGCGTAGTTTCACCGGGCTTAAATCTTTATGTAAGCCGTTCAATCGGTAACGCCGGCGGCACGACTTCAACCGGCGATTTCTCAATGGTTGTAATCAATCCGGACGCGTGGACATGGTATGAATCAAGCCGTTTCCAACTGCGAACAGCTATCCAATCCGACGGAACCGTGGACATTCTTTACTACGGCTACGCGGCTATTGCTCCGAAAATTCCTTTCGGTGCCGTATGGAACCAAACCTGATAAACACCCGCTAATCATCGAGCCCGTCGCTCCCGGGGGGCTCGAGTCGAACGAAAGGATCGGAAATGCCTATTATTACCGCGACGCAGTTACGCGACGTTTTGGGCGTTTCCGATTCTCTTTATGATGACGCTTATTTAGATCAGATAATCGCAAGCGCGGAAGAGATTATTTTGCCAATGCTTACGGCTTACCAAGCGGCAATAACAAATTATGTAATTAACGATAACGTAATTTATTTTACTACTCAAAGACAAAACTATTTCGTTCAAGGTCAATCGGTAGTAGTTACCGGACTAGGAGCTTTAAACGCTACCTATACCGTAATTGCGAGTAATCCGGTCGGTTTTGCTTTTCCTTTTGACATAATGCCAATTAACGCGGGCTTTACTTTTGCGGCCGTTAAAGTAGCCGCTAACTCCGTTACGGTGATTCCGGTTATTCCCGCAGGTGTCGCGGTGTTATCCGGATCTAGTGCGGCTCAACTTTATGCTAATACGCCGCCGATTCAAACCGCGATTTTAGTAGTCTCGACCGAAATCTTTCAGAGCGTAATAGCTCCCGGCAATATGACTAATAACGTGGATTTTAATCCGAGCCCATTCGTATTAGGCCGATCATTACAAAACCGCGTTATTTCATTACTTAATCCGTTTATTGATGTAGAGATTTTTGCACAATGACCACAATCGCTAACGACGTTCGCCAACCTTTAGCCACCGCTTTAGCTAGTGTCGGTGCGTCCGTGTATGCCGTAGCTCCGGAAGCGTTGATAGCTCCGGCTTGTGCAATTATGCCGGGATCACCCTATTTAGAATCTACTATTATTGGAAACGATACTGTAAGAGTTAAAATAAATTTAATTATTACCGGAGCCGTGGCTTATAACGCTAATTCGGGAGCTTTAGATAATTTAGAAAAGCTAATGATTGATATTCTCGGAGCCATGCCTAGCGGCTATGAGGTCGGAGATGTAACACGTCCGGGAGTAACAACCGTAGGAACGGGAAATTTCCTAACCGCAGATCTATCGGTCGCGACTTATTACACCCAAGAAAACTAGAGGAGAAAAAATGCCAACAACAATTATTACCGGCCGCGATATAACTTTCACTATCGACGGTTCTACTTATGACGCTCAAGCAACGTCTGCAATTTTAACAATCGATTCAACAATTAACACATATCAAACACTAGACGGAAAAGCTTATTTCACCACGGATTCGCAGGGAACTTTTGCCGTGGAAATGCTAGCCGATTGGCCTGCCGGTGGTTCATTATGTAATGCATTATGGACAGCGGCAGACACCGCGCCAAATACACCGCTACCGGTAGTTTTCACAGCCGCTTCCGGATCAGTATTTAATTTCGATGTCCAACCAATTTTCCCAAGCGCAGGCGGAACAGCTCCGGACGCTCAAACCGTCTCGCTATCATTCACTTGCGTAACTACACCAACACTATAAACAAAGGGAGCCGGGAGCATGAAACTACCTATAACAATCGAGCACGTGGACGGATCTAGCGAAACCTATATCGTCCAACCGCCGGAGTGGGTCAAGTGGGAAGCGAAAACGGGTTACACGATTTCGCAAGCTAGCGAGAAAATGGGAATTTCCGATTTTTTATTCTTAGCTTACAACTCAATGAAACGTAACGCCGGCGGTAAGGCAGTAAAGCCGCTTGAAGCTTGGACGGAAACAGTAGCCGACGTTCAAGTGGGAGAGGCAGACCCAAAAGTTACAAGCGAGGAAGTCTAAGTAGGCTCATAGTCGAACTCGCTTTAGCTACGCATATCCCGTTTAAAGAATGGGAGACGTCGGAGCAGATTTACACGGCACTAGAGATTTTGGAGAGTCAAAATGGCAAGTGAAGCTATCGCTTACGATAAAGGCGATCTTCGGGCTATTACTCGCGCTTTTAAAGCTATGGACGCCGAAGCTATCGCTCAAGCTAAAAAACAATCCGGAGATTTAGCCGAACACGTGCAGAAAAAAATCCAAGGTAAATCCGAATCTTTAAGATCTCGCAAGGTAGCCGGGCGAATTACTCAAGGATCTAAGGTAGTAAAATCTTCTAAAATTGGAGAACTATCTTTCGGTTTTGCGTCGCAAAAATTTAGCGGTGGGGCTACTACCCAAATGTTATGGGGTGGATCGGAATTTGGATCCAATACTTATAAGCAATTCCCGGTCTGGTCGGGTTCTTTCGGACGTGGATCTAAAGGTTATTTTATTTATCCAACGTTGCGAGAAGAGCAACCCTACATAATCGACCAATGGGAAAGCGGCTTCAACCAGATTATTAAGGAATGGACATAATGGCTACGGGATCTAGAACCTTAAAGCTCTCCATTCTTGGGGACGTATCGGATTTAAATAAATCCTTAAAAACTGCCGATAAAGAGGTCGAAGGTTTTGGCGATAAGATTTCCAAATTTGGCAAGATAGCCGCCGCCGGTTTTCTCGTAGCCGGAGCGGCCGCTACTAAATTCGCCGTGGACGCCGTAAAAAATGCCGCCGCCGATGAAGCCGCTCAAAGAACCCTAGCTAAAACTATCGAAAACACTACCGGAGCTACGAGAGATCAAATTAGCGCGGTTGAAGATTGGATTACTACTACTTCTTTAGCTAAAGGTGTTACAGATGACGTTATCCGTCCGGCTTTCGCTAGATTGACCCGATCTACTAAAGACGTCGAAGAAAGCCAAAAATTATTAAATCTTGCGTTAGATATTTCTAGCGCAACAGGTAAACCGCTTGAAACGATTTCTAATAGCTTAGGAAAAGCCTATGACGGAAACACCGCCGCATTAGGGAGACTTGGGTTAGGTTTAGATCAAACTATTATTAAAAGTGGAGATTTTGACGCCGTTTATACTTCTCTTCGTGGAACCTTTAAAGGTTTCGCCGAGCAGGAAGCTAACACGTTCGAAGGAAAACTTCGTCGCTTACAAATTGCTTTCGATGAAGGAAAAGAAACCGTCGGATCTTATATCCTTTCGGCTATTACTCCCCTAGTTACTTTAACCGTGAATAAATTAATTCCGGCTATTCAAAATATAGCGGATAAGTTAGGAAAGGCCGTTCAACCGGCTTTCGAAAATATACAAGGATTTATAAAAGATTTCGTTATTCCAATTTTTGACGCTCTTAAAGGCGCTTTCGATACGGTGCGCGACGCTTTTGCAGATAACGCCGATAAACTAGAACCGCTTATAACTTTATTTAAGGATCTATATGCTTTTATTTCTAAATACGTTGTTCCAATTATTAAAGTTACTTTAGTTACTGCAATCCAAGCCGCCGGCCAAGCTATCGGTTTAGTGCTTGATTTTATTTCTCCAATAATTGAAAAAATAGCCGCCGGGATTAGAACTACCGTTAATTTGGCTATTGACGGAATAAATGCGCTTATTAAAGCTTACAATTTTGCTAACGGGTTATGGGGCGGCGCGGACGTAGCTTTAGTCAGTAAATTAGGCGAAGGCGCCGCGACCAAATTATCGGCGGGGCTTTATGGATCTACTCCGGTAAATACAGGCGGCGCGAGTGGCGCAAGTGGCGCAAGTTCCGGGGCTACTCC